CTTCCCTCCACAACGGACGCTGACACGCTCTTCGACACCACCGCAGTTCGCGCCAACCTCACTCTTGCCAACGGTCAACTCGCGTGGATGTCACCGATGGAAGCGGCATGGTTTGGGTTCGAGCCACCGGACGGCATCGAGGAGGACGAGGCGAAACGCTTTCTGGGTAAGGCGGGGCAGACGGCGCGGAACAAGCTGGCGGGGTCCAACTTTTACTTGGCGGTGCATGAGTTCTATCTGGACCGTGGCGGCTTCGGGACGGCTTGCCTTTACCTTGAGAAGTCCAAGCTTCGCAACGGCAACGAGCGGTTGAACGCGCAATGCTGGCCGGTTGGAACCTACGTCATTGATGAGGACGCAGATGGACAGGTGGACACAGTGATTCGCTCCTTCAAACTTTCGGCCCGTCAAGCGGCGCAGAAGTTCGGGGCTGACAAGGTGAGTGCTAAGATTCTCGCGGCCTCCGAAGACCCGAAGAAGCAGGGGGAAAAGTTTGAGTTTCTTCACGCCATCTATCCACGCGAAGATGCAGAACGCGACCTGAAAAAGAAGGACGCCACCAATATGCCCATTGCCTCCGTTTACATGGAGAAGGACGGTGACAAGATGGTGAACATGGTGGGCGGCTACCCTGAAATGCCCGTGTTCGTCTCTCGGTATTTGGAATGGGGAACGGGGCTGGGCGGGATGTACGGTTGGTGTCCGTCCTTTGTGGCGCTGCCGGAAGCTCGCCAACTGAACTTCCTTCAAATGTGGATGGACGCGATGGCGGAACGCCTAGCTGATCCGCCTTGGCTGGCACCGGATGAACTGGAGGGCGAAATTGACGCCAACCCTCGCGGCGTCACCTACTTTTCCCGTGATCTGGCGGCGGCTAATGCGCTGCCTCGTCCGCTGACGGCTGACATTGGCAATGTCCAAGCTTTGCTTGAACGGATCAAGGAGCGGCAAGGGTCGGTCAATGATGCCTTCCATGTCGATCTGTTCCAGATGTTCAGCCAACTTCAAAAGCAGATGACGGCGCGGGAGGTGGCGGAACGCTCGCAAGAAAAGCTGATTCAGTTCTCGCCTACCTTTGCCCGCCTCACCTCTGAGCTTTTCAACCCACTGCTTGAACGGGTGTTTTCCATTGGTCTTGTGTCCGGTTGGTTTGGCGAAGTGCCGCAATCCCTGCGGCGTCCAATTTCAGAAACGGAAGAGTTTGTTCCCAACCCATCCATTCAATACTCTTCCCGAATTGCGCTCTCGCTGCGGGCGCTGCCAACCCTGGGCTATATGCGGACGCTGGAGCGGCTGCAAATGGTGGCGCAACTCAACCCGTCCGTTCTGGACAACTATGATTTTGATGCCGCTGAACGCACCGCCGCCCTGACCGATGGTGTGCCGCCTGAGTTCCTGCGGCCTGAAGAGGCACGGGATGAGATGCGGGCTGCGCGGGCGGAAGCGGAAGCAGCGGCCCAGCAGCAGGAACAGGCGATGATGATGGCGGATGCAGCGGCAAAGGTGGGCAAGGTTCCGGCTGAATCTCCTGTGGGGCAAGCAGTTAACAACGCACTTCAAGCAGCATGACCATTGAGGAAGCCAAAACCAAAGAGGAACAGGCACGGCGCGATCTGGCGCATTGCTACGCCCGTGTTCTGCTGGGCAATGACGACGGTAAGCGGGTGCTGCGTGACCTGCGGGCCAAGTTCGGCACGGATCGCGCTGTATTCAGGCGGCAGCACGGCCAGCGGTATGATGCCCTAGAGGCGGCGGTGTATGAAGGCGAGCGGCGGGTGATGGCTGACATCGAGGCAGCACTAAAAACAGCGGCTCCCGGCCAATGGGCTGAATCCCTGATCTGACTTTTTTTCCATGCAATACGAACACCCACACATCACTGTGTCCAGCCCAGCGCCGGGACATTACGTCATCGCTGGCCTTCGCGCCGGTTCCACCTCAACTGAAGAAGGGAGGTTGGTGCATCCGATGTCGGTTCACATTTCACCCGAAGTTCCCAACGATCTTCTTTATGCGATTATCAATGACCGGGGCGCGGTGCCTGGGCCTGTGACGGTGGAAGATGTGGGTGGTGTTAAGGACTCCGTAATCGAAACAAACGAAACGGGGGCGCTGGGCCTGATTCTTGAAGCCCTCAAGGACAAGCCGATGAGGATTCGGGATTTGGCTGACAAGGTGGGTGTCGTGACGGTGGACGACATCAAGGCTCTGGCGGGCAACGGTTTCGAGATTGGAAACGCTGGCTGGGTGAAACTCTCGGTTGAAGGAGGTGAAGCATGAACTGGCTCCTTTGGAATCGCGGGCGGCTGATGGAAGGTGAAGGCGGCGAAGGTGCTTCTGGTGGTGGTGACGGTGGCGCGGCTGGTGGCGCTACGCTCTTGGGTGGTGATGGTGGCGCTGCTCCTGCGGCTGGCGAAAGCGCGGCTCCTGCTGCGTGGACTTGGGCCAAGGAAGATGGCTCTTTCAGTGAAGGCTGGGTGGACAAACTACCGGAGAACCTGCGCGGTCATGCGGCCTTGAAGGTGATGCCCTCGGTGATCGACCTCGCCAAGTCCTACGTTGAGACGAAAAGCATGGTGGGCAAAAAGTTGGAGGCTCCCGGCGAAGGCGCAACGCCTGAACAACTCGCATCTTGGCGAAAGGTGGTGGGTGCTCCTGAAACTCCAGAGGGTTACTTGGGTGAGTCGAAGTCACTGCGGCCTGATGCCATCCCTGAAACACTTTGGGACGGCAACAGTGAGAAGGCGTTTCTGGCGTTGGCTCACAAGCACAACCTACCACCGGGGGCGGTCAAAGAGATCCTTGGCTTCTATGGCGAGTCTCTGACCAAAGGGGTTCAGATGAGCGCGGAAGCGGAAGCGGCTCACCTCACGGCGGAAACGGGCAAACTGCGCGAAGCGTGGGGGACAGAGTTTGACTCCCAGCTTGGCCTTGCTTCACGGGTGGCGAAAACGGCGGGCCTTGATCCGGCAACCAACCCCATCTTTGCGGATGCGGAGGTGGTGAAGGCGTTCGCCAAGCTGGGCAAGATGTTTTCTGAAACCTCCCTTGTGGCTGGTGACACCTCATCCTCGGCAAGCGGCGGCGTCACTCAACGCATTACGGAGATTCAAGACCCGAAATCAACGGCGATTGTGGCGAGGGAATACCGTGGGGAGTTCGGTCCTGAACGGCAAGTGCAAGCAGCGGAGGCGCTGCGCTCACTGCTCAAAGCTCAAGCGGAGGTCAAAGGACGATGATTACTCATCCCGGCACACCTATTCCCGGCTGGGACTGCCCGCCCAAGGCACCACAAGAGGCGGCGACTTTCAAGCCTGTGCCTAAGCGTGAAAAGCCCAGATGGGCAATCAGCCTGGGCGCGGCTTTGAAAAGCTTTCGAGTCACCATCACCAGACGATTCTAACCATAAAAACCAACCCATGTGGACGATGATACCCTATCTGACCCTAGAGTTATTCATGCTTTCTGGCATCACGGCCCTGTTTGCAAGGCTTTGGTATCAAGAGAGGGAATCATTCGCATGGTCAATAATGCATGGTTCAGGATGCTCGGTTACAGCCACAACGAACTCGTCGGTCAACACTTCAAACACTTCACCCATCCAGCCGACATTGATGTCGATGTTTCAGAGGTCAAACGACTCCTCGCCGACCCAGGGGCGGAAGGTTATTCGTTGGCGAAACGATACATCGCCAAGTCAGGCTCCATTGTGTGGGTGGAGTTACACGTCACTGCAATTAGAGACGAGCAGGGGCGTGTCGATTTCTTCACTGTCCTCATCCTCGTTTGCCCTGACAAAAAGGCTGAAGCTGTGGTCGCTGGCACTGGTTTGTTCAGCACTTATATCCCTCGTTTCTGTGACCTCATCCTTGCTCGTCCCCGTGAATTTCTGGCTGCTACCGTGCTGGGGCTTTTTGCTATTGGTCGCATTCCCGTGGCAACAGTCGTTGACCTTGTGAAGAACTATCTTGCGCCATGAGTTTCCCAACACCTCCGCACTTAGAAAGACTGAACAAACGAAAACCCAACCCAATTAAGCCTATGAATGTCGTGCTTTCAAAACTCTCTGAACCCTCCACCGTGCGCGGCCTCCTCGCTCTCGCTGCTGCTTTTGGCGTCACGATCCAGCCGGAATACCATGAGCACATTATCGCGGCTTTCCTCGCTTTGGTGGGCATCATTAACGTGTGGCGCAAGGAGCCTAAAATCCCAAAGGCGGAGGTGGTGGAATGAAAGAGTTTCTCATCAAGCACATTCTGGCGTGGCTGGCTGGCATCACGGCAAAGCAATGGTCAACCGCTCTTCATTGGGTAGGCATGGCCGCAAGTGACGTGATGCTGCAAAGCGGGGCGAACCGCAAGGAGTCGGTGACGAAGATGCTGAAAAGCCTCTGGCCTGACCTTCAAGGCTGGGCCTTGAACCTGCTGATTGAAACCGCCGTGGCGTTCCAACGCAAAGCTCAATGATGTCCAAAAAATGCTACCTGTGCCTTCTCTTTTCCGTCTCGCTTGTGGTGACGGTGGTGTTGGTTCGGTGCGTGCTGGACTCCGTGGCCCTTCTTCAAATGCCCCACTAAATGAACACCTTTGAAATTCAAAAGATGCAGCGAAGGATTGGCGTGGACCCGGATGGGTTCTGGGGGCCGAAGTCACAAGCGATGTGTCGCGCCTACCTGCGCGGCCTGATGCCAGCAAGGAACCCGTGGCCCCGCTCGGATCGTGAAAGCGTTGAAGCGTTCTTCGGAAAGCCTGGGGACGAGGACAACCTTGTACCGTTCGACTTCCCATTTCCAACCTACTACGGTGGCAAGCGTGTTTTCAAAGGCCGATGTCATCACAAGGTCAAGGACTCGCTTTTGCGGGTGCTGATTGACATTGGTTCCCGATACGGCGCGGATCGTGGCATTATGGAGGAGGCGGAGGACTACGGCGGCATTTACAACTATCGCCCAAAACGCGGCGGCTCTTCGCTCTCGCTTCACTCATGGGGCATCGCCATTGATCTTGACGCAGACGACAACACGTTTCGAGACTCCTGGCCCATGCGGTCTGATATGCCGCTGGAGATTATGGAGTGTTTCGCCCGCGAGGGTTGGCTTTCGGCTGGGGCTTTTTGGGGCTACGATGCAATGCATTTCCAATCGACTCAATGATTTTGCCGCCAGTGTCCCGCTTCCGCGAGGCGCGGGGAGGTTTCGTTGTTGTTCCTTCTGTGCCACTGGCGGCACCTTCTTTGCCAAGGGCGCGGGCTTCCCTGCCTGAAATGCCGTAGCGTTCATAGAACTCTTGAACGTACTGGAGGTTCTTCTTCGCGTTCTTCTTCTGCCACTCGGCTTTTTTGGCCTGCTTCTTCTCTTTGTAGGCTTTGCCCTTGGCTCCTGTGGTCCTGCGCTTCCAGCGTTCGCGCTCCTTGGCCCGCTTCGCTTCGAGTTTGGCCTCTTCCTCTTTCTGGGCCTTCGTCTTTCTCATGGCGCCGTGAGGTAGTGGTTGATTGTCGTCGCGGTGGTGGTGTGCCCGAGGGCTGCGCTTGCCTCACGAATGCCAGCGAGACGGGCCGCAACTGCATCCTGAGTGAGTCGGGCCACCTCGTCGGCGTAAAGCCCTCTGAGACGATGCAGCGGCTTCTTGGCGGTGGGGCAGAATGGCCGGACAAGGCGGGGCAAGTCGCGTTCAAACCACTCCGAACGCTTCGCGGTGGCGGGCTGGACGATGGGGGAGCCTTCGGGCAAAGCGCGGATGGCTTCGGCTAATTCAGGGCGAAGGATGAGGGCGCGGTAGGCTTTCCCGGTCTTGGTGAGAAAGCCCTCGTCTGGTCGGTCCCTTAATTCGATGGAGTCACCCACCAACCAACCGGGGCGGGCGGCTGAAATCTCGGCAGACCGCAACCCAGCGAATCGAGCAAGGCCCGCGGCGAACCATTCGGGCGAACCCGCGGGCAGTGACTCCCACCAACGCAACAAGGCATCATCATCTGACGGCGCGGGCGGTAGGTGCATGACGGGCAACCACTGAATCACAATCGCCTCGTCTGGAATCGTGATGTCGTGCTCGGCGTAGGCGGGGCGGAGTCGAGGAATGAAGATCGATGCGGCAGACCTGACGGCGGCGTTGATCGCGGCATTGCCTGGGCGACGGGTGGCGAGGTCGAGAACGCCCCCCAGCTTCACGGCCATGAAGTCCCGCCACAACTTCGGGCTGAGATCGACCAGCCGGACTTGGGACAACTCACGGCCCCACGCAAGCCGGACAATGGAGCGGAGACGTTGCACGTTGTCCGTGGCCGCTCGCTCCCCGCAACGCTTGGGCATGTCGAGGTAGATGCGGGCGACATCCTCCAAAGTCTCGCCACCCTTGCGCGGGATGAGTTTCGAACGGCCTTCCAAGTGGTCGCGGGCGATTCGCTTTGCTGCGTTGAGGTCGGAAGTTCCCAGCCCGAAATCAATCGCGTAGTGACGGGAACGGCTGCGGAGTCTCCAGGTTCCTGACGCTTCCTTCACCAGCGGAATCTTTCGCCCCGCAAAAAGGACGAACTCTTTTCGGGCAATCGGGGGCGTTTTTCGGGCAGCGGTTCCCATGCCTCAACCATTCTCTCACCTTGCTCCCATTTGCAACTCGCTTTGTTTTCCTTTTGTTTTGGTGCCGATGACGGGACTTGAACCCGTAACCTCATTACTGAGGGGCAGATTTTAAGGGAGGCGGGAGGGCTTGATTTTATTGGTCTGGCGAGGATTTCGGGCGGGGTTCGGGCGATGAGTAGAAGAAAGGGAAGAGCGCGGCGAGCGGGAGCGCGATGAGAACAAGGAAGGCGAAGTAGTCGAGCGGGGTCGAGGGCGGCGATTCTTCGGCGCGTTTGCACACAAGAACGAACTGGACGAGGGCGAGAATGAATGTTGCCGCTTTCATTCTTCCCTTATAACACAAGGGATTGAAAACAAAATTAGCAAAATGATGTTTTTTTGTTGCGATTGTAAGTAACCCACGTTAAACCTTTCCCCATGCCAAATGCCCACGCCGCCGACAAGGTAGTCCTCTCCGTGAGGATTCCGGTCCTTGTTCGCGCAAGGCTTGAGAAGATGGCAAAACAAAAGGGCTGGGACTTATCCCGGCTTGTCACCTCGATCTTATCAGACTCCACCCATGAAATCTCGCTCACTCCAGCCGAATATCAAGAAATCGCCGAAGCCGTCGCAAGGAAGCACATCAGTGCTGTCAATCCGAATCCCTCTGGACGTAGCAAAAAGGTTGGCAAAAGTGGCAAAGGAAGAGCGGCGGAGTAAGGCCCAACAAGCTCTCTTTTTTTTGGATGCCGCGTGTAAGTAACCAATACACCCCGAAACCCTAAGCCCTGAACAATTTTATGGATAAAGCATTAAGCGAAGAGTTAAAGGAAATCTACGTCCCGCTGCACCTCGTCTGCAAGCTGGTGAACCGCACGGCCCAAACCCTTCGCAACGATCAGCGGGCGCGGCTGGTGATTATTTCCAAGCTGGCGGGGGTGCGTTCTCCCTCGGTGCGGGCTGACAGACTCAACACCTACATCCGCAAGAAGCACTTTGGGCGGGTCCAGCCGGTGACGGTGGAGAGTTTGGAATCTTTGCTGGGAGGTGCGCGATGAGTATTCTTGAATTGTGTCAAAAGATGGGGGATTTGGCGGCGGAGAATCCACGCGGGATGGATGCGGAGGTGGTGATTTGGCTGCGCTCCCGCAAGGAGATTCCGCTTCTGTCCGTCTTGGAGTTGACTCATGTGGAGCCGGGGTTTCGGCAGAGTTGCGGCGGGCCGGTGGTGTGTCTGTGTGCGACATTGGGTGAAGAGGAGGTGGGCCGTGATTGAGGCGCTTGATCTTCTCTGGCAGTTCGCCTGCCGTTCGTGGCAGCTTTGGGGTGCGCTGGCCTTCGTGATGGCTCCATTCGGGTTGGCTGTGGTGGCGGTGTGGGACTTTGCCGATTGGCACAAGAGAAAAGATTTCGGGTCCGGTGTTAAGGACTCAAAAGGACAGCCGGAGAGACGGCATTCAAACAAACCAAAAGCATAAGCATTCAAATACTATGAGCATGATTCTGAAAAAAGGCAGTGGCACGGGTGATTTCACACCCCATCCTGAAACCGAAGCGCCTGTGTTGGCGGTCATTGTGGACATCACCCCCCCAAAGGAGCGTGAAAAGACATGGCAAGGCAAGACGCAGACGGTGAGCGAGGTGAAGGTAGTGTATGAGACGGCGGTTGAGGATGAGGAGGGTAAGCGGTTTTGTCTGTGGTCCCGTGGCTACCGCATCGACGGGCGCGATCCGTTGCATGAGAAGAGCAACCTCCGCATCGACCTCAAGAAGATTCTGGGCCGTGACCTCTCGGCTTCTGAGTTGGAGGGGTTCGATTTGGAATCCATTCTGGGGCGCACCGTCAAGCTGATGGTGGAGCATGAACACACCGAGCGCGGGGTGTTCAGCCGTATCACCATGCTGAAGGCGGCGAAGGAAGGCGAGGTGTTCAAACCTGCCGGGAAGTATGTGAGAGTGAAGGACCGGGAGGAGAAGGACGCGGGCTATCGCTCGGCGGCAAAGGAGACGGCTCCTTGGGACGAGAAGGATGAGGAAGAGAAGCCAGCGGCAAGCGGCGGCTGGGAGACAACGAAGGTGCATC